GTCGCCGTTGCATCCATCGATACCTCTTTTATACCCGATTCGTAGCGTCGCTGGTGAACACCGTTTTGCCTTCTCGCGAGCTGTAATTCGCTCAGAAACGGGTACTCGATCTGCCTCGTCTTCCACGATGTCGGGTCGAACAGCTCCTCGTACAGACACAAGTCAGCTAATCGCTCGACCGCCTTCGCATCATTCTTCCCACCCGGACTCAATACGTGCTCCTCCGCTAGTCTTTCGATAGCCTCCATACGCTGTTGCCTGTCGCTCATCTCCTCGTCGCCAGCACGTATGAGGCGTTGTATTTCGGTAATCTTTTCGTGTATCGTCATCCTCGCTCCTCCTCCGCTGTATGTCGGCGCACAACGCGCCCTCTACTTATACATCGTAAGCTGGGCGCGGTTTTTGGCACTTTGGACGTAAAAAAGAGCGTTAGCATAAGCGCCAACACTCGCGTACTACTATTCCGTATCCACCTCGCCACTACCTCCGCATGTGCCACACGTCGGCTCCTCGTATGTCCCGTTGTCTAGCGTCCGCACTGTCGTACCGTACCCGTCACATGTCGTGCAGGATTGCGTTGTCATGTCGATCGCCCCTTTCGCTACTCTCGTTATAGCATATGCGATAAGGGCTCACGTATTGCCTGGGCGAAGTAAATGAACGCAAAAAAGACGCGCCACACGCTATGGCACGCCGAGAATCTTATACGTAACGTAATAGTAGGCGATGATTGCTACGATGAGCATGACGCCCGCCCACGGGAATCGAGGCGAATTCATACGCGACCTCCTTTCGATCACTTAGCCTCTTTAGTTTCCGCAATTAGTCGTGTTATTTCGTATACCAAATTCTGCATGCTTGTGCCTCCTTTCGTTACAAAATGCGGGTTCTGTTAAAAAGTTAATTCTGATGGTTTCAGCTTCTCCCAAACATCATTTAATGCTTCCAGAAGCAAATGCTCTGGAACAACTTCTAAGATTTTAGCTTTTTGCGCTTCTCGTCTACCGTCCCAATTTAAAGCTCTCCAACCATAATCATTAGTTAATGATGCTCCTAAGTACACAGGCTTTCTTTTTCCTTTGGCAATAAACCCAACATCCTCAACCTTTAATCCACTACCCATGAACAATATCCTTATGTCGTATTTATTTCCATCTGCATCTTTTTTAAGGATGTTCCAAGATTTCATGCAAACACCTCACTTTACGAATGAATTAAAATCCGTATTTTTTCTTTTGGTACTCCTCCAACGCCTTAATCGCTTCATTGATCTCTTTCGTTTGTTTCTCATAGCATTTGTATCTCGCTGATGTTGCAGGGCAATTCTCCATTCCTTCTTCCAGTTCGTTTCGCTCAACCTTTAATGTACTAATTGCGTATGAAACACCTGACATTTATCATCACCTCATTTTTAACTGAATTCGGATTTGGTTTTATTTTTCTTCATAATCCTCTGCATCTGCCTCTTCTAATCCACATTCTTTACAAAATGAATTTCCACAGCAAGGGCATTGTATAAACCAACCATTACACACAGGACACTTATCCATACTTTAAACCTCCTACAGATTCGGATATTGGTCTTACTTCTCCCAAAGATAATCTAAAAACCCCATATAATCATTCAAGAATCTATCATTCATACCATCTAATTCTTTTGGTATTAAGCCGAATTCCTCTTCACTTTCTTTGATGTATTCTCTATATGTTTGAGTATTTTGAGAATCTGGTTCAATATCACAAATACGCGTATCTAAATCTTCTTTAGTTATCAGCATTAAATCCCTCTTTCCTACAAAATCAAGTTTCTATCTTACTCTCCGATCGTCACCGTATAGCCCTCGCCTCGACGCGCCCACGCTTCATAAATACGGGCCACCTTCGTATGCACAGCGCCCAGCAATCGACTCACTCGATACTGCGCCACGCCCATCGATGCGCCTGCGTCCACTTGCGTCATATCCTCGATGTAGACTAGGCGGAGTGCAGCTCGTTCCATGTCGCTGAGGCCTGCGCGTTCGATTGCCGTTTCGAGGTCGGTCATAATAATTACCGCATCGTAATCGCCTGCGTATTTACGGGATTCGATCGCGTGGTAGTCCGCTAGGAGTAGCGAAATTCCCAGCGGGTTATCTAACGCGATGTACTGCGCTTCTAGGCGTCGTTCTCCTTCGTGTAGGTCGCGTTTCACAGAGCCCATTAGTCGGTCGCCTCCGTTCGGTCCAGACGTTTTTCTGCGGGAATGACGAGGTGTAACTTTTCCGCGAGAACCCATACGCCATTCGCTTCGAATCGTGCGCCGATTCTAACAAGACCGACCGCTCCGTCTGATTCGATTACAACGTTATGAGTCGCGCCGAACCCGTCTTCCTCTGCGCGAGTAACGATATCGCCTCGCTTATACTCGTTAACCTTCCGCCCGAGCTTCGCCCACCATCTACGTTGCTTCTCCGCTACGATTTCTTCTGGCGTGGCAAGTCGGACACTGTGCGGAGTGAAACAGATATCGATAGTAGGCGCATTGTATAGACTATCTAACGTTAAAGAAAAGCCCTCTCCGTGAATCCAATCGATTTTTCCGACGTATTCTTTGTATATAAATGTGCCCACGACCCAATCACCGACTTTGAACGCAGGCTCCTCGATGAGGTCGTAGCGGTAGCCCCTCACGTCACACTCGACTGGGTTGTTAGAGTTGGCGTATTTTAAACGATCGGCAATGATAACAAGCGTTACGGCATCATTTTCAAATTTATCCCCGTCTTTATACACGCCTTGCTCCATCCCTACGAGAATCTCGCCTCTCGTTAACCCCTTCGTTTTCCGTTCCATATTATCGCTCTCCCTTCGCCTCGTGGCGGTTATTAGCCCTCTTTTCCTCCCGCAACATAGCCCACTGGCACCAGTAGTCTCGTTCCTTGCGTACTACCTCCGTGTGCTCCACGCCGTAGTCGTACAACGCGCATGAGATGTCATGACGTAGTGACTCCGGAATTTGTACGCCCAGCTTCGTGTTAATCAGATATTCCAGGTGATTCGTGTACGCTCCGATTGATGCGATCATACTAGCGCTCCCCTTTCGTTATACCATATCGTATATGCTAGCGCACAAAAAGACGCCCGCTCAGTAATTCCAAACGATTGCAATAGCGGCGAGCCATCCGATAATGAACGCTGCGTCCTCTATCGCGTCTTGATACTTCGTCTGCTTCCATTCGCAGATTGCGTGTGCTATTTCGCTGCAGGCGAGCGGCATTAGCGTGATAAATGCGATTGCTCCCATAAAACTCATCGCGTTTCCTCCTTCCGACAGGCGCATTCGCTGTCTGATACGTGTATATATCGCCCACAGTTCGGGCACGGTTCGAAGCAGTTGGCGTTGCCTTTTCGTTCAACCACAGCGTTCAGCTCCTTCGATAACTTGTCGTAGTAACTCAGCGACGAATTCATCCGACATAGATTCGGAGTCGTACGTTAGCTTCCCGTCGTTGTCTATGAACAAATCGAACTGTCCGAATCCTTCACGGCAAGCCCATTCGATGCGCATGCCGCCTTTATTGCGGTCCCACGGTCCCCAAAACGATACGTGTGTCGCAATTTTCATTCGATGCTCCACTCCTCTCCCACTTCGATTTTCATATCGCCGAAATCCGTTACGAAATGGTATTGCATGGCGACGTCTGTACGAGAGGGAATCGTGTTTCCTGTGCGTACTCGCCACTTATCTACGCTATCGAGGTGCTTTCGAATCTCTACGAATATATCGTGCGGGACAAATACGACTGTCGGCGATGTAGCGTTAGCGGTATAATAAGCGAGCGCCATGTCGTTAATGTGGGCGTTAATCTTTTCAATCGAGGCTGACGTTGGATAAGCGTAAAATGCCTCTATTTTATCGAAGACATCGCTCATTCGCCATCTCGCCAGTACTCGTGTACTTCGTAATCAAGCGTGGTCGTCTGCTGGCGGCACGATGCCATTACTGCGAGGATCAAAGCGTAGAGGCGCTCGTCGTTGCCGTCGATCCAGTTGCGTACGTTGTCATCGCTCATGCTTACGATTTCTTCGAGCACGCGATACGGGCGGGGCACCTCCCCTGCGTTTGTTAAATCGGATTTGATATCATCTATGGATGCGTTTACGTGCTGTGGAATGTTATACGTTTTCAGTATCGTCATAGTATCAACTCGCTCCTTTCGGTTGCTTTATCGAGGCGTCGTGCGCCTTCTAACTATACATCGAAGGCTGAACGGCGTTTTTGACACGTATGCGGTAAAAAATTTCAGGCGAAAATAAAAAAGAACGCATCGATTGATACGTCCCGTTTCGAGATGATATTAATATTTAGTCAACACGGCGGAGCCGCACCGTCTTTCTTTGTCGCTATATCGCTGTCCTCGGCGTCGTCAGGTCCGAGAGCAGTACCGTAAGTACCCCGCTATACTACGTACGTATGTACACAGATCGGGTCGAGATTAACCTTCGAAGCCCATTGCGTCAAGCAGCGCGTGCATCTTCGTCTTCGTGTTCGTGGATAACCATTCGCGAAAGATATCGGAAGTGTGAACGTCGGCGGAGAACAGTAGGGCGATGATTTCGAAAGCGTCGTCCTCCATGCTTTTGATATCCGCCAATTCTACGAGGATCTCCTTTGGTACAACAACCTCATTATAAGCCTTCTGTTCCATGAAACATTACCCCTCTCGTCGTTTTTCTCAGCGCATTTCTCCCTTCCTGTTGACATTTTAATATCACCTCGATATCATTATACTACATAGTATCAAGGGTGTACACCTAAATATTACAAAAAAAGGAGGCAGATATTATGCCGCACAGAAGAGAGAAAGTATCATTTCCATTGTACCTCGATAAACAAACGCTACAATTGATTGAAAATTACCAACATAAGCACTATTTACGCCTTACTTCCCGCAATGCAGCTTTAGTGGAATTAATAATGAGAGGGCTTACGGAAGCGATGATTACCGATAACAATAGGTTTGACAAATTAATGAACTTATACGAGGAAAAAGAAAACGAGGTAGAAACAAAAGAAAAAGACGACGAATAGATCGCCGCCTCAGTCTTCAAACATATCGTCGATAAACGATCGCAGATTCTTTGTATCTTTTTTCAACCAGTCTTTCGTCAATGAATGCCGGTCATTCTCGTCTATTTCTCGAAAAGCATCTACCGGATTTGTATACCCATTTTCGCGAAGTTCTTCCGCTGAGCCTTGCACGCCTTTAGGCGGTCTCTTTCCGAACATAGTATCCGCTCCTTATTATAACATATATTTAAAATGCATGTATTAATTTTGTTAATCCAGTTATTACCATACCGACTGTTACGATAAGTACCTCGGCTCCTCCCGTTACTGGGAATAGTTTCGGGTCTGGCATCGCGTCCGCTTTCGGAACGCTAATCGGTTCCCCGTTTATTTTAACGATAGGCGTTGCAGTATGTTGTAAGCGCTGCACATCCGCTTGAAGCTGCGTCACTTGCTCCGACTGTAGCCGATACGCCTCCGATAAGTCGGTTAGGTTTCGTTGCATGTCGGTCGTCTTGCGAATAAGAAAATCAATTTCGAGGTGCATCTGCCACGCCATCCATGCGAGTAAGGCTAGCGCGGCCAGCAACGCAAGTACCAGGCGAGTGTGACGGGACGGCTTGCGACGCTTGTGCTCCCGCTTCATTTCGCCACCGCCTCGCTTTGAAATGTAAACTCTCGACCGCCCTTTACGTGTTTCTTCATCGAGCTGTAGAGGGCGAAACTAGGACGGTCGTTTGTCGCAATGGCCATATCGATAAGCACGTCGAGCTCGCGCTCGTTGACAGTACGTTCGTCTTCCGCTGGAATCAGTTCGGACAATAGCTCTTGCTCCTCTTCGCCGTACTCCGGAATAAATACACGAGCGAGTTGCGCACGCTCTCCGGAATCGCCAGTGCCGAGAAGTATTTGCGTAACGTATCCGACTTTATAAATAGCGCCACCGTCTATATCCCAATCGACAGGGACCTTCGCCCATTCCCCTATTTTAACAGCGTTCTCCATGTCGCGGTTCCTCCTCACGATCGAATTGTCGAAAACTTTTCTTAAATTTATATTGCATATCGTTTATGCTGTAACGTATAATAGACACATAAGTAAACGAGTAAACGACAAAGGGAGTTGTTTGAAATGACAGTTGCAAACCGTAAATATGACGAGCTTAAAACGAAGGTACGCCCAAGATTAAACAAAATACTCGCTTCAAAACGAATGGTGCAACGTGATCTCGAAAAACGTAGCGGCGTGACACAGGCATCGATTAGTCGTTTCGATAAATCTAGCCGTTTCGAAATCGCCCACCTTATCGCAATCAAAGAAGCCTTAGGCTTGAACAGCATCGACGAGTTGTTCGAAATCGAGGCGTAACATGCTGCGCCGGTATAATAGAGTAACCACCTACCCGTGAGACAATCGGTTATATGCCGAGGAAACCTCACGGGTTTTTATATGTCGGGATTACAGGCACGACACCGGCAAAGATGATACTGTCAGCGAAAGTCTGGACTCGGGTCGATTCGTTGCTTCTCGATGCCCAGCGCCTCCATTACGTCGTCTAATTGTGAGTACAGATGTGCGATATCCCAATCGTTGTACAGTTCATAGTCAACGTCGAACGTATCGAAGTGCAGCTCGGTCGGCTTCGTTAGATTCTCCTCGCTGATTACATCCGTCTTCATGGCCCGTGAGAGGCGTGCGCCTGGGTCAGCGTTTATACGGACGATCGTAAACCCGTTGGCAACGCACCAATCGTATTCGTTAGGCTGGCGTAGGTCGTCAATTACGATGTGCCTACCGAAATACATATCGACGAATCGAGCGTTAACCCTCGCATCCACTCGCTTTACCCACACATCAGGATCACGCTCTCGTAGCGTCTGTCCCCACCAAACGTAGTCCGAGACGGGCTTCGGATTCGGAGGGACGTCAGGGAACATTTCGTGGAACGTGCGCTTGAGATCGGCGCCGAACGATTCCCTTTCGAAATTGTAGTACGTTGATAGGTACGAGGATGCCTCGGACTTTCCCGCCCGAAGCCCTCCACAAATGGCCACCCGTTTCCTCATTCGCTCCCCTCCATCGCTTCTATTTTCGCTCGCAGCGCCTCGACTTCGACCGCTAGCGTACGCACAGCGTCGTGTACGCTCGTTTTCTGTCCGCCAGGTAGTTCGTACTCACCGTCGGTTACAAAGCGTATCTGACGTCCAGCACGCGCCTTAATGAGTCCGGAGTGGTAAACATCCTCAACGGTGTGGTCGACGCCGCCGATGCGAATTGTGCTGCCGGTTGTAACGTTGGTCATATCGATTCCTCCTCGATTCGGATATTTCGAATAGCCTTGCCGAGATGCTCGCCTACAGGGACGCTCACAGCGTTTCCGAATTGCTTACGGGCCTGCGTGTCGGATACTACTATTTCGAATGAGTCGTCGAAGCCTTGGAGGCGTGCGTACTCTCTCGGCGTGGCCCTACGTACGTGCTTGCCGTCGAATAGCTTCAGCTCCCGGTGTCCGCCTGCGCTAGTGTGTAGCGTTGGGGAGATACCTTTTATCGAATAAATTCGCTTCATGATTTGTAGCCAGTTCGTGTGGAACTCGCCGACTTGTATAAGCGTGTTAGGTGAGCGAGTATGGTCCGTATTGTGCAACGTGTAAGGATATCGATCTTTATCGTATAGATACTTTTCATCTACGTTAGTCTCTACGACATCCTCTAGTACCTTCGACTCGATATCCGGTTCATTTAGGAATTCGAATTCTACACCGAAAGGGACGCCGACCATAAGGAACCGCAATCTATTCTGCGCTAGGCCAAAGTCTTTCGAGTTGTACTGGCGAATGTGTAAGTTGTACCCGAACTCGTTGAACCAATACCGGATAACCGGCTCCGCTTCTTGTACCCCGTCGACATTCTCAGCGAGTAGAACCTTCGGCAATGACCGGCCGGCTTCCCTACGCTCTTTCAGCATCCGCATGACCTGGAAGAAAGTTCCGCTTCCTTTCCCTTCGAGCATCTTACGCTCTCCTATACGGGCCTTCGATACATCCACGCAAGGGAATCCGAATGACCACATGTCTGCATCGAGGATATCCTCGCCCCTCTGTTCAGTTACATCCGCAACCTGTGCGACAGGTTCAACGTTGTGGTTATACGACTGCACAGCGAACTTTTCCCAATCGTAGGCTGCGACGCTTCGGATTCCCGCCTTTTTCAACCCGAGCCCAAGCCCGCCACACCCGCAAAAGAAGTCTATATTCGTCTCGATCAATTTCGCATCTCCTTTCGTTCCGTTATACTATATCGTATCAAAAAAGACGTCACTTAACGATCTCCGACAGAGATACCGGAAAGTGTTCGCGGGATAACTGATCGACTGCCTTTGCGTACTCTTGGATCTCGCGCTGCGAATCGTGGGCTAGTCGTTGATTTAAGAAATTCGCTACGCCTGCGAGAGATGCCGTCCAGTACCAACGTACGTACATTCCGTAAGCTGGGAGGAATAGGCGTGCTTGCTCTGCCGCCACCCCTGACGCCATTGCATCGTTATACAGTTGCTCTCCTTGTTCGATGTAATCTGAAAGTTCTTTCGTAAGAACAGACCCGAGATAGCCTCCGACTATTTCTCCGCTGCCTTGCTTACTATTCTCCGGAGCTGATCGCCACTCATTCGCCTGTGGGATATAGAACGCGGGCTCCTCCGTAATATATCGCCGGCTGCTTTCGTTCCATGCGGCCATATTGTCCTGGTGCGAGCTGCCTACCACGTATTTCCACCATTGCCTAGCGATCATTAAAGGCGCATATACTTCGAACTGCATCATAGCATGTCGGAATGGGCTCGTGTGTCCCTCTCTCGCCAAGAATCGAATGAGCCTTTCGTCCTTATCGCTGATTTCCTCGGATGCCTTATCGTAGCTTACTCGTGCGCTATTTACGACAGTCAAGTCGCTTCCCATTACGTCCACTAATCTCACGTACCCCTTGTCGAGTACATTAATCATCTCGTTCATCCAACGATCCCCTTTCCATCGGAGCCTCATCGCCCCTTCTACCTATACATCGAATCCAGTATCGCCTTTTTGACAGTCTACCGTAAATTTATTGTAACTTTTTTGTAGCAACGCCGTTCTATACCACGCCCGTCGGACTCTTTGTCGGCTTAGTCTCGATCACGCCCGTGCTACCGCGCTTCGCTTGCTTGGGCGTTCCGGTTGCAGCCATTGATAAGACTTCGCTATCGCTACGCCTTACCAACAGCGTGCAATCCTCACACCACGTTTCCTCCGCCAAAACAAATCTAATATCCGCTCATCGCTTCCTCTTTTTATTTTCGTTTTGTCCCTCGCGCCCTGTCTTGTATAATTTCACGTCCCACAATCGAAGCATCTATCGTAAATACCGAACGTTATTAGCGAAATTCACGCTTGACGTTCGTAACGATTTTAACTATGGGTAGGTTGCGGAAGAGAAACGGCTCGGCGACGCAGTAATCCCGTGAATTTCGACACGAACAATATAAAAAGCACGCTCGAAGGCGTGCGATCATAAGCGTATCTAATTCACGAGACTACGATTCATGCGGTGCTGCCTATGGTTTAGGAGCGTCGAGTTTCCGTGTACCGTATGACCTTGTTTCGTATCAGACTTTCGTCCGCATCGGCTTGACATACGTTGTGTCGGACTTTTGCCACGTATGCGGTTCGCTGTTATACGAACCTGACCGGATGTCCCTGCGACCTTAATCGCACGACAACCCACCCCGCGCTGCTTCTTTCGGCGGTTACTCCCGCTCGGGCATCAACTGGCGATCGATTCCCATAACGTCCCGCCAGCGTAAACAAGGAAACGCTCAATAGGCGGCAACGGGCGAGTTCTTTAGCAATGGCCTCGCCAGACCTGTCGTAGTTTAGTCGATAACCCGCGTCGAGTAAGGCTATTGGACGCATGGGCAAAGAAAAAGCGCACAGTACTCCCGACGTGTCCAAACGAGAACCCTCACCGAGAATACTACGCGCCTTTTGGCGAAAATTTCTAACGTAAAAATGTTGCGTATATCATATAATAGCTATATAATATACGTATCTGTAGCGTTGATAGCGCTACGCCGAGTTGGTAGCTCGGTTAATCAGTGAAAAAGTCTTTGGTTTATAGTCGATGTGGTAGTCGACTTGAATCTCTTTCTCGGTAAGGGTCTCGCTGTTGATTGCAGCGGGCCTTTTTCTTTGGTTATGTATTTAGTTGGTCAAACATTATGTATCGATATGTATTAATAGGTTTATTCGATTCTACCATTTCGTGTAAAATACGACAATATAAAAGTACAACGTTTTAATTCTACGTCCATCATATACGATATCGAATATCGTGTCAATAAAGAGTTTCAATTAGCTATCGAATTATTAGCAATGCCTAACGATTTCATAGCCATGCCCTCTAAACGAAAAAGGGCGCCGCCCATATCGTGAAGGGCCGCGCTCGGTCATCGCTCAGTATCCGCTTGCTAGTCGATCGTAATTCGTTTGCATCTTCGAAAAATAGCTCGATTCCATGTCGGCCTCGCTCATGCCGATGTACTCCCCGATAGACAGCAGCGCTCGGAAGGCGAATGCGTACTCGCGAATGTTCGAAAAGTCCGCGCGGTACAACTCGGAGAATAACTCGTTGAGCGACACGTCTAGGTATCCTAACGATTTCACCTCGGCGATGTGATCGCTATGCCCATATTTGTTACCCAGCGAGAGCATGAAGTGCAGTACGTCAGCCCATTCGTCGAACTGGCGGGCCTTGTCATTGCGCTTGTTCAGCTTCCAATACTTAAAAAATCCGATTTCCTGCGCGAGCTCGCCTAATTCTACGTGAAGGGCTGTCGTAACATCAGCCGTGAGGTTGCGGTCCTGCAGTGAATGAACTTCGATTACCTTGCGATCAAGACGCTCCTGCGCGTCGAAATATTTTACTAGATTCATCGTGATTCCTCCTCGATTCGTATTTTACTTATCGCTTGAAAATATCTCGTTATCAGCTAAAGTAATAATAATGTCATGCTCTTTTACCTCAATATTAACGTTACTCCAACCGCCTTCTTCGTCTCTAAAAATAAATATCTTACCTTTATCTTCTTCAGACACTCGCTTTAATAAATCGTTAAGACTCATATTACCGCCTCCTATTTGTGCCACTCGCCGAAATCCTTACTAGCGCCTGGGTAGTATGTCTGCGCCAGACCCTTCGCAAGTAGGTCCTCGTTTAGATTTATCCATTCGCCGTTCTCGTTGTAGTATATCGTCGCCAAGTATCGCCCGTAGCCGTCCAATTCGAACCGCTCGCTCAGGATGCGAACGTCCTTGTCGAGCACTTTCGACTCAACGTAGGCTTTCGCATCCTTTGCGAGTTGCAGGCGGGCGCCGGTGCTACCGCGCATTTCTGCGGTGTTGACGCCCTTAAAGCGAAACTTGTTACGTCTGTATTGGTCGTAGCCTAGCGATACCATTGCGGTGATCGTGTCGCCGTCGTACACGCTGGTTACGCGTGCGTCTCGGATGTAATTGTCTCGTATATCCATTCGTTTATCTCTCCGTTCTTTGCTCTCGTTGTAGTGCTTCGATAGTTTCGTTGATTTGGTCCGCATGTTGGCTGAACCAGCCTCGGTAGTTTGTTTCGAGCTTATGGTACGTAACTGGCTTACCTTCGTAATGCTTCATGTAAATTTCGAACGGTGTTAGCCCTGCGATGCGTTTCAGCTTCGGATTATCGATCTGCAGTACGCTACCAACTCCGACAAACTTGCACGAGTCGTCTACACGAGTGAGCACCGCTTGTAACTCAGCCATGTCCGCATTTTGAACCTCATCGTATATAACAAACGAGTTCTTCCACGTTACGCCTCGAGCGAACGCCGTTGTCAGCGGTAGTACGCGTACTTGCTTCGTCATAGCATCCGGTAAAACCCATCGGTCGAACGTGCCTGGCTTAACGTATTCGAGCGCGTCAGCAAGCGGAGCCATGTACGGCGCATTCTTCTCGGTAGGATCTCCCGGCAAGAATCCCTGGTCGCGAATCGGAATGGCGGAGCGAATGTAAATGATTTTGTCATACGTCCCTTTCTCGACCTCATAGGCGCCGGCTAGTACGGCTAAAGTTGTTTTTCCAGTTCCAGCAGGCGAATCTAC